GGCTTATTTGTTGCGTCAATCTCATTGTCCACTCTACGTACATCTGCTTGTGTAGCAACAGGCTCAGCTTTTTCCTCTGCCTTCTTTTCTTCTACCTTAGGAGCTTCTGCGGGCTTAGCAGCCTCTGCTAATTTTGCGGCTTTCTCTTTTTCGGACAGCGACTTCGAGCCGCGACCAAACATGTAACCCAAACCACCAATCAGCGCAAGGCTACCAAGGTCACCTGATAGGCCACCCCCACCAAATTTTTTAACCTTGCGCTTCATGATCACTACCCTCTTTGCGCAATAAGCTGGTCAATTTTTGCTTCCAGCTTGTTAAAGCGTTGGTCAATGTGCGTAGTAATGCGGTCAACTTCTGCGTTAGTGACGTTATCACGGGCTACCTCCACACGTGTGTCATTGATAAGCTTTTCAACGGTATCAAGCTTTCTAATTTTTTCAGCCGCAATAAAACCTACAACAGCGATCAATACTGTTAGCACTAGGTTCCACAACGTCATTACTTCACCCGTCAACATTTCCATGCCCTCAATGATTTGTTAATTCTGCTGTTAGGATCGTTCGCAGTCTTCGACGAAGTAAGCTTCTTCTTCATCCCCGACATGCGAGCACAAAAAGATTTTTTACGAGGGCCACCTTCGGGTTGCGGGGCTTTAAGCCCGGGCTTACCGGGATTCGCTTTGTTGTACGAAGCCCGCCCTTTAGCGTTCAATCCGCCTGCGTCGGATTTACCCTCTGTTCGCTGCCATGCTGGAGTCTTAGCCATAGAACACCGTCACCGAAGAGGCATCTCCAATGTCACAGTAAATGCCATTTGTGAAAAGAATGCCTTCACCGGGAATCAATATATAAACCACGTTGCCGTGGCTTGTATCTAATTCCAAACGCATAGTGCCTGTTGCTGCCGATGCGTTGTCATAGAACATGACATGGTCAATAGGCGTCCCAGTCGCAGCAGACAAAAGAACTGCTTTTAACCGGGTACGCCCCGCATATAACGCAGCACTAGCGTTGGTGTGCGCCGATTTAACGTCTGTTTGCATGGTCATAACGACCTCCTATCAGACGTTTTGCTGGCCGAGGTACGGATCGGTGACGTAGTACAGGATTTGACCGGTAATCGAACCGCCAGTAGGGCCATCGCCAGTGGTAGCGCCACCGGTAATTTTGACCATCTGTGTGGTAGACATAGTCACACCGAGATCGTCACCTGCCGTAGCCGAAGCCCAGTTAAACACCTGCTTACCTGCATCAGCGTCAGCTGCGCTCAACAAACCGTTAGGATCAGAAGAAGCCGTATTGGTGTAACCAATCCAACCCATATCAAAGGTAGGAGTGGTACCGCCAGTACCAGCGGCATTAGCGTTGATTTGCACAACGACAGCGCCAACCGGCAAAATGACAGGAGCAGTATTAGAAGAAGAGACTTGGACAGCAGTAGTGTCCGCGTCAGTCGGGTCAATGTAGAACTCAGCCACCATCAGGCCAGTGCCACAATACGCGGTACGAGTTTGATCGCCGCCGCCCGAACGCCAAATGCTTTGGGTAGTAGAAACTGCCATATTGTCCTCACATGCGAGTTAGGTGTAAGCGATCTGCATGTCGTCAGCCGGGACTGTTCGCAAACACCGGGATACTCCCGGAATAACTACTTTATATACTACAAGAAAGGGGGCGTAAAGCCCCCCATCTCTTACGCGCCTGCGGAGCCGTACATGCCCAGCGGGTCAGACCAGCCGAACGAATAACGCTCACGAGCCTTGTAACGCACGTTGCCTGTGTCGAAGTCACCATCCATGCCGGTGGACATCGGGGTACGAACAAAGTGCTTCATGCCGTTAGGAACATCAGTGGTCAGGAACCATGCGTTCGGATCGGTCAGGAAGTGGTTGATCGTGTAGCCCTCAGGGATCGAACCATTGCTCTTCAGAGCGTTGATATCGTTGTCGTTAGTACCGACGCGGAGTTCGGTTTCAAGCAGACGAGTAGCAACGAACTGAAGCTGTGGAGGAACGATCAGCTTACGTGGCTTAGCAGCAATCAGCAGACCACGTTCGTCAGTCCACGCAGCGATTTGGATCACAGCGTTTTCCAACGAAGTTTCGTTCAGGTCAGCTGGCACAGCTGGGATGTTGGAGTTAGTACCACCACCAACCAGCGGATGCGAAGCCGAGAACAGAGGCTCACCATCACCACCGTCGTAATTGCCGGAAGTGTTGAAGCCGTTGTTCAGAACGTTTGCGGCCTTAATTTGCTTGGTATACGACATAGCACGAGCCAGCGCCTTGGTATAACGAGCCGACAGGCTGTCATACAGGTTATCTTCGATGGCCTCTTCGGTCAGCGAGAAACCCAGTGCGATGGTTTCGTGGTTGTATCGAGCAGTCCATGCTTCCTGCGCATTGTCATACGCAATTGCAGAACCTTCGTTTTTAACCGGAGCTGCTGAGAAGCCAGACAGCTTGGTTTCTTCTTCGAACGAACGCTCGGAAGTCTCGGTTTCGTAGATTTCCTTGTGTTCTTCGCCGTAGCGTGAGTACTCCAGACCGAACAATGCGTTCAAGCCGGGGAGCAGCTCTTTCAGTAGTTGTGCGCGAGAAATAGCCATGATTTATGCTCCCATTAAACGTTAGAAGGTGCACTCGGGTTGAGATACGAGTGACCGCCGTTGTACGAGACAACGTTTGGTGTACCTTCAACGAGCGTGATGTAAGGCATGTTCCACTTAACAATCACTTCGCTGTAATTACCACTTGCGTCGGTAGTCTCTTCAACGAGAGCAACGACACGCAACGGCAGAGTGAACGCAGTGTTGCTGCCCGAGTCATACGCACCAATGTTCGAGTTACCCGAAATGGTGGTGTTGGTCGAGGGCTGCGAAATGGCAAGGTTGTTGCCAAGAATGCCTGCACCAATAGGAGTGATAGTGGTCGAAGTACCGCCACCAGTCACAGCGACCTTAAACAACGCATCAGGATCATCCACAACGTATGCCACGATGTCAGAAGCGACAATCGAGCCGGGATACGAGTTGGCAAACAGCTTCTGGCCAGTCGATGGGTTGGTATAAGACACGCCTACAAACACACCTACAACGCCCGTTGCCGAGACAGTAGTTGTGCCTGCTTCTTTAACAATAGTGCCACTCGACAAACGGACAATATCGCCGTTGTAGATAGCAGTACCGTAGTTGCTTGCAATCGGGAGTTCACGAGTAGAACCCGCAAACACCTGACCGCCGATCAAATTGATCGGTTTTAGCCCGTAGGGGGCATTTACAGTCGGATATGCCATGTTGGACTCCAAAAATTAATTAACGACCTTTGCCAAACGTGGTCGAAGATTTGCGCTCTTGAAACAGAGGCATCTTCGGATCGCTTTGGCGCATAAAGTTATTGTCTACTGCATCAATCTGATCCTTCGCCTGACCAGTGTAATAATCATTACGGTCGGTGACGAATTCTTCAGGGGTTTTGCACAGCATCAAGCCGCCAATGACAACAGTGTCTTTTGCGTTGTCACCTTCTAACAAATGGGCATGAAGCTCAGGATGTTCGGAAGCTTTAACTGGCTCCCATCCTTCGCGCCGCTTTTGAGAATAATTGATAGGGTCAGGCGTGTTAAGCGTAGCAACACGCACCCAATGGAACCTAAAACCAGCTTCCGGATTAGGGGTGGGCAGAAGCTCCGGCGGACGCCACTTAGGCTTACGCTCGGTTTTGCTTCGTGTTTCCAGTTCGCGGCTAAGACGAGTTTCCATTATGATCTCTCCATTTGTTCTGCAACCTTTTTGGCGTAAAGTTCTAACGGTACACCTAAGCGCTTAGCAATATTTACCTGTGAAGCACTTAGCTTTACCTGCTTTTTGGATGCCGTGCTACGCGTAGCCGAAGCTACTACATTAGACGGTTTATTGGCACGGACAGTGGCCTTAGGCTCATCTTCCGGTTCGTTGTCCTGCTCATCGCTCCCGAAATGCTCGGGGAATATTTTTCGCATACGAGAATTAATCTTCTCGTAGTAATCCTCTGTGCCTACGTACTGTTCACCGTATTGTTCAGCTAGGGCTGCATGCACGCCAAAGGCGGTTGCTGTCATTACAGTGTATTCAGGCTTTTCCTTGCTCCCGTACCATGGATTGTTCTCGTGCCATTGTCTGGCCAGAGGATCGAGGGACGAGCGTTTCGGGGGACTATACTCTGGTTTTTCCTGTACTTCAATAGGTCTAAGATTCTCAGCTTTGTCAACCTTCAGCGAAGCAGCTACGATCTTAGACTGAGCTTCGGTAACCGCGTCCACATCTCCGGCTTCGTATGCTTCCTTATATGCTTTGCGGGCCTGTTCAAGCTCAAGCTGGGCGGCAGATTTACCCTGCTCGATGAAGATTTTCGACCCCTCGGACAGCTGGCGCTGTAGAGCCATGTTCTCTTCGTACATCTGACGGGCGAAGTTTTCAGCCGCTTCACGCTCCCGCAGGGCTGCTTCTTTCTCCCGGCGCTCGTCATGATAGCCTTTTGTAAACTTTTTCAGCCGTTTCTGTACCTTCTCGTCGTACTGAGAAAGTTCATCGTCGGTGACATCCTCCGGTGGCTCGGCCATTGGCTTGCGGCCACGGTCTTGCGGCGGGGTATCGTCTACAATTTTAAGCTCAATCTCCGGCTCGTCATCCTCGGTTTTAGCAAGGCTTTGAGCCACTTTTGCCTTGGTTTCCTTCTCGTCCGGGAACTCGTACTCTACTTTGTCCATGTCTTACTCCTTATGCACGTGAAATACCACGGGGGTCTTGTACAACTGCTTCGACCGAGTCATCGTTGATGATCCGGAACTCTCGGCCATGAATCTTCAGGCGGGTGCCTGAGTTAGGCCGTACCACCACAAAATCGCCAGCTTTACACCACGGCCCGTTAGGGAACCGCTTCTCGTCTTTGTAGCAATCGGGGCCAAGGCTTACAACGAAATACACTGTAGCCAAAGCTTCTTCGAACCGTTTGGTTTGGTCAGCCTTAATAAGGCCATTGTCGTAAGCATCGTCTGCTTCCGGCAGGGCGCACAGGATGTGATACCCCTGAGGGGCGGGCAACTGGGTCGCCTTTTCCTCCGAAGTTTTGTCTATTAGGGCTGACAAATCCACAGCCTTAGTCAAATCAACAGCACTATTCATCCGCAATCTCCATTCGTCGCACAAGGTCGTTGATGGTGTCCGTAGCTAGCGCCAGACCTCGGATGACGCCAACCACGTGTTTGTACTCGTCGTACGTCTTAGCATTGCCAGCGGCAAGAAACTCCGTACGTGAGTCAATCTCTTTTCGAAACTCTTTTCTTAGGTAGTCCGCTATTGAAGAGTCCATTACTTAGGTTTCCCTTTCTTGGGTGGAGTGGGTTGGGCTGTTTTTTGCGTCCCTTGTTGCAGCAGACTCATGGCCATCTGCGCTTTGTCTTTGGCAGCTTGCGAGCCAATCTTCAGCCCTTCGAGTGTCATCTTGCCTTTCAGCTCTTCCTTATCTTTAGCTGCTTTCATACCCGCTTGCAGACCAGCAATCTGCAACTGCGCCTGAATCCGAGCCTGCTCCAGCTTCATCTGGTCAGACTTAGCGATAGCGTCGGTCACGTCCTTACGTGCCTTACGCTCCAGCTCCTGCTGCTTGATCTGCAACTCTTGCTGCTGCATCTGAACGACAGGGTCTTCGGCCAGCTGCTGTGCTTGCTCCTCTGCGGCTTGCTGCTGGTTCTGCTGTAACAGCTGCTGAGCTGCACGGGCGCACAAGGCAGCGACCTCGGAAGCAATCTCGGGCGGCATGTTCTTGGTCTCGTCTTCGGTAGGAAGCTGAACGCCCAAGGTCTCCTCGATCCGACGACGGTACTCAAATGCCAAATGCTCGTTGATGTGAGCCATGGCTGCGGCTTGCTTGGCAGGTGCAGAGGGGTCGTTCTCCATTAACTTCATCAGCGAAGGGTCTTGCATGGCTGACATGTGAATCTGGATATGCGCCTCGTGGTTTTGCTCCATAAACGCCTTCACCGGTTTGCCGGTCAGGATGTTCTGGTTCTCCGAGATTGGATCGGTAGGAGTCTGATCATCTTCGGTCGGTACAAGCTTGTTTGCGTTCTTAACACCCAACACCTCAATCATCTGACGGTGCAGGAGTGGCAGGTCGTATAACTGCGGAGCTTGCTGCGCCAACTGCATCACAGCCTGATACTGCACAATCTTCTGTGCCATAGTGGACGCGTTGGGGTCAGACACAGGAATGACTTCGACCATGTCGTAGTCCGCCTGTTTGACCTGACGATCACCTTCTTC